TTCACCGATCGGGAGAATCCCGATCTGGATGTGATCTCCGACGATGAGGTCGACCTGTTCTTGGCGCGGTGGCGGTGGTGGCGCAAAAAGTCGGGCACCGGCTGGATCCCCGGCAATGTGCAACGCGTCGACGTGAACGCCCCGTCCCCCGCCGAGCTGCAACTCGCCGAGCTGCAACAACAGGTCACATTGGAGATCGCCAACGGCACGGGGGTGGACCCCGAGGACCTGGGCGTGTCCACCACGTCGCGCACCTATTTCAACGCGACCGACCGGCGCCGCGAAAAAGTGAACCGGGTGTACGGCCCGTACATGAGTGCGATATCGCAGCGCCTGTCGATGGGCGATGTCACCCCGTACGGCAACCGCGTCGAATTCGATCTGTCCGATTACCTGAAATCGGATCCGCTGTCCCAAGTGCAGTACTGGCAGGGGTTGATGGATATGGGAGTGACCGACGCGGACGAGGTCCGCGGGTGGGCGGGTCTGTCCGGTCCGGCGCCCGCCGACACGGCCCCGGCCGCAGCGCCGGCACCCGCGCCGGTGGCGGCCGCGCGGGTGCCGGCGTCGCGGTTCACCACCCCGGCGGTCACCGGCCAACGCCACTACGCGTGGCCGGCGGGCCGGTTCACGACCGACACGGCGGGCCGCGTCGTGTCCGGTCTGGCCGTCCCCTACGGGGTGCCGTCGGCGCCGAACATGTTCGGTGACCGGGTGCGCTTCGATCCGGGCAGTCTCGAGTGGTCGGCCACCACCCGGGTCAAGCATCTCGTCGACCACGCCCGCCCGATCGGGAAGGCGGTCGAGCTCACCGAGACCCCCGCCGGTCTGGAGGCGCGCCTGGACGTGCAGCCGGGCGACGACGGCGACCGCCTCCTCGCCGCGGCCGCGCACGGCACCTACGACGGGCTCAGCGTCGGTGTGGACTTCCAACCCGACTCCGAGGACGTGACCGGCCCCGACGATGACGGGGTGTTCACGGTGCACCGGGCGACCCTGCTCGAGATCTCCACCTGCGCGATACCCGCTTTCGACGACGCGCGGGTAGCCGCGGTCGCCCTGTCCCGAGGAGACGCCATGCACTGTGTGCACTGCGGTCAGCTGCACCGTCCCGGTATCGCCTGCGTCCAGGCCCGTCCCGGCGCCACGCTGACGATGACCCGCCCCGACCCGCAACCCGACCCGCTACCCGACCCGCAACCGGACCCGCAGCCGGACCCGGCGCCGGACCCGCAACCGGATCCGGGTCCGCAGCGCACCTTCGTGGACCCGCGGCGGGGCCCGGCGCGCATCACCGAGCCGGCCCCGTACCGGCTCTCGCGCACCGGGCGGGGCGCGATGAACCTGCTCCCCGGCTCCCACGACTTCTCCAGCGACCTGTTCGCCTGGTTTAGTCAGCGCGACCAGGCCGCCCACGATCGGGCGATGGCGTTCGTGCGGCACACCTTCACCGACACCACCGACATCCTTCCCCTGGCCCCGCCGACGCAACGCCCCGACCTGTACGTCGACCAGCGCGACTACACGTCGCCGATCTGGGACGCCATCGACTCGGGCAGCCTGACCGATGTCACCCCGTTCGTGTTCCCGAAATTCAACTCGGCGACCGGTCTGGTGGGCCCCCACATCGAGGGTCAGGAACCCACCCCCGGGGACATGCTGGTGACCTCCCAGACGGTCACCCCGTCGGCCGTGGACGGGAAGGCCCGCATCACCCGCCTCGCCTGGGACCAGGGCGGCAACCCGCAAATCTCCACCCTGATCTGGAACCAGATGCTCCGCGGCTGGCGCGAGGGCCTCGAGGCGCGGGCCGTCGCCGAGCTCGACGCGGCCAGCCCGCAGACCATCACCCTGACCGTGGGCGGCGGCACCAACGGTCAGGCCGCGGTCGCCGAGATCGAAGCCGCCGAAGCCGCCCTGCATTTCCAACGCGGCGGCTTCACCATGACCGACGCGTTCACCCAGATCGATCTGTACAACACCCTGGCCGGGGCGAAAGACGACGCGGGTCGCCCGCTGCTGCCGATGGTGGGCGCGGCCAACGCCAACGGCACCGCCGAGAACCGGTTCGGTGCACTGATCATCGGGGGGGTGCAGTGGCTGCCCGCGTGGGCCCTGGCCGCGACCGGCACCGTCCCGGCCAGCTCGTATCTGTTCGACCGCCAAGCGGTGCACGGGTGGGCGGGTGCCCCGCAGCGCTTCACCATCGACATGACCGAGGTCGCCAACGTCTACATCGGGTTGATCGCCTACTGCGCGACCGCCATCTCCGACCTGGCCGGGGTCCGGGAGGTCGTCTACGACCCGAGTCCGGTGCTGACCACCACCAGCCGGTGATCGCCGTCCCGAGAGGACCTGACATGCCCGAGTCGAAAGAAGACGTCATCGCGCAACGCGACCAGCTGCGCCGCGAGAACGCAGCGCTGACCCGGCAGCTCGACGAGCTCCGCGCCGCCGGCGGCACGTCGCCGGCCGGCGGCACGTCGCCGGCGGCCGCGTCGGCGACGGCGGCCACCGGCTACCGCAACCCGGGACCGCCGAACCCGTCGTTCGCGTTGTCGGAGGGCGAACGCGCCGACCTCGAGCAGCACGGCGCCACCCGCTCGGCGTTCACCGGCGGGCTGCTGCTGGCCGACGAGCAGGGTGTGGAGCCCGGCTCCGACGCGGCCCGGGAGAACATGGAACGGGCCCGCAAGCGCCGCGACGAACACCCGGACGACATCCGCGACGAGCAGCGCGGCGACCGCCGCGGCGACCAGGGCCGCGACCAGGGCCGCGAGCAGGGCCGCGAGCAGGGCCGCGAGGGCCGCGACCCGGGTCGGCGGGGTGCGCGGCCGCCGGACACGCCGGGGGCGGTGCCGCCGGGCCCGGCCCGGCCGTGAGCTGGGCGCCCGACTATCTCACCCTCGCCCAGGCGCGGGAGTATCTCCGTGTCCCGGCGGGGCAGACCACCGACGACGCGTGGATCACCGAGCTGGTGTCGGCGGCGTCCCGGGCGATCGATAAGGCCTGTCGCAGGCAGTTCGGCTCGGCGCCGGCCATCCGCGTGTACGAGTCGTCCCTGGCCGTGCCGGACGTGGCGTGCACCGACTTCTACGCGGCCGGGGTGTGGCGGGTGCCCGTCGACGACGTGGTCCCGGGCACGGAGGCGACCGTGCGGGTCGGCACCGCCCTGGTCGACCCGGTGGTGTGGCTGCCCCGTAACGCGCCCGCGGACGCCACGCCCTACACGGCGCTGCGCCTACCGTCGATGCCGGACGGCGACATCGAGGTCACCACCACGTTCGGGTGGGCGCAGGTCCCCCCGCAGGTCCCCAACGCCTGCCGGCTGCAACTCGGCCGGTGGTTCGCCCGCCGGCAGTCCCCCGCCGGTATCGCCGGGTCGCCGACCGACGGGTCGGAGGCGCGGCTGTTGGACCGCCTGGACTCCGACGTCATGCTGATGTTGGCCGGTCTGACCCGCGCCCGGATGCCCCGATGATCATCCTCGATGTCCTCGACGAGATCACCGCGGCGCTGGCCGGCACCGGCGTCAGCGTCCCGAACGCGTTCGGGGAAATCCCGGTGCAGCCTCCGGTGGCGCTGCTGCACCTGCCGCCGGTGGTGTTCGACACCGGCGGCCGCGGTTTCGACCGGCTGCCCGATGTGGCCATCGCGGTGCTGATCGGGGACCCGACCGACCCGGCCACCTACCGCACCGCCGCGACCTACGCCGACGGTGTCGGCCCGACCAGCGTGAAGCAGGCGGTCCAGGCCTACCCGTACGCGGCGTGCTCGACGGTGCGGATCGTCAAGGCCGACCCGGTGGTCGCCACCCTCCAGGGCGTGAGCTTGCTCGGGTGGATGTTCCACGCGGACGTGACAGGAACGAGAGGGTAGGGCGATGGCCGATACGTCAGCGCACGGCATGAACACCATCCTGAAGATCGGCACCGATGACGTGTCGTCGTGGACGAAAACCTCATCGCTCGAGGTCAACCCGGACGTGCACGACATCTCCGGGTACGGGATGCGCGACAAACGCAAGCGCGGCGGGCAGCGCGACAACACCTTCTCGGCGTCGGGCTGGTACGACCTGACCGCTACGACCGGCCCGGGTTCGGTGCTGAAACCCAAGATCGGGGACACGGTGTCGATCACCCGGCAGATCGACGGGGTGGGCTCGACGAAACCGCAGGACGTGTTCACCGCGGTGGTGGGGAAGTACGTGGAGACCGCCCCGTGCGACGACATCGTGACGTGGTCCTGTGACTTCGCGATCGACGGGGCGGTCACCTCGACCGCGCAGACCCTCGCCGAGGACGCCGACACCACCGAGCAGGACACCACCACCGGGCGGGAGCAGCTGGTATGAGTGTGCTGTCCCGCGACCAGCTGGTCGCCACCGGTCGGCTCACCGAGGACAAGGTGGAGCTCGGCGAAGGCTACGTCATCGTGCGGGCCCTGACCCGCGGGGAGGCGATCCGGGTGCGGCTCACCGAGGACCTCGCCGAGCAGGAACCGCTCATCCTGCACCTCGGGGTGAAGGAACCGGCCCTGTCCCTGGAGGACGCGCGGGCGTGGGTGGACGCGGCCCCGGCCGGGGAGATCCAGGCCGCGGTGGTGGCGGTGGCCACCCTGTCCGGGATGCAACTCGATGAGGGCCCGGACGTCGGCAAGGAGCGCACCAAAAGCCCTGCTCGAGGACGCCGACCTCGCCGCTGAGTACATGCTCGCCGAACGGCTGCACATGACCGTCGCCCGGCTGCGCGCCGAGATGACCGAGAGCGAGTACGTGACCTGGACCCGGTACCTGAGCTTGAAACGGCAGCAGGAGGAGATCGCCATGGAGAGGATGCGCGAGCGTGCCGGCGGCTAGCGTCCACGCCGACGGGCTGGACGAGATCCAGCGCGCCCTGGCCCGGCTGGCCGCGGCGATGCCGGACACGGCCGGACAGGCGGCGGTGGCGGCCGCGGCCGGGGTGCTCACCTACGCCCGGCCCCGCATCCCCACCCGCTCGGGCACCGCTGCCGGGGGCCTGCGAATCCACTCCTCGGGCCCGTCCGCCACGCTGGAAAACATGGTCATCTATTTCGGGTTCCTGGATTTCGGGGGGGCCGTCGGCCGCCACGGCGCCACGATCCGCCGCTACATCACCACCGGCCGCTACGTGTATCCGGGCCTGGCCGCGACCGACGCGGACCGCCAGACCAACCTGGAACAGGTGTACGCGGACGCGGTGACCGGCGCCGGTCTGGACGTGGAGTAAGCCCATGGCGAACACCGTCCGGTTGACGTTCGTGGGGGACCCCGCCCCCGCGGTCGGGGCGTTCGATGAGGTCGGCTCCGCGGCCGATGACATGTCCTCGCACGTGGACACCGCGTCGGACTCCTACGGCCGGGCGGGGGAGGCTGCCGACGGCGCCGAGCAGAAGGCGCGGGGATTCTCCGACACCCTGGCCGGCTCGGCGGATGTCGCGTCCGGGTTCGGGGCCATCATGCACGGTGACGTGTTCGGTGGTCTGGTGACCGTGGGCACGGGCATCGCCGACGTGGCCGGCGGCTTCAACGACTTCCTGTTGCCGGCGTTGGCGAAGACCCGGGTCGGGGTGCTCGCGAAAGCGGCCGCGGACCGGGTCGCCGCGGCCGGGGCCCGCGCCTGGGCCATCGGCCAGAACCTGCTCAACCTGTCGTTGCTGGCCAACCCGATCACCTGGATTATCGTGGGGATCGTCGCGCTGATCGC